TTGCAATCAGCAACATCTTCAAAAAAATTTCAGTAATTGAAACAATAAAAAAACAAAGAATATGAAATACGAATTCAGCAAAGGAGAAATCATTTCAATTGAATACTTGAACAGAAAAAAAGTAAAAAGTGAAGTTTGGAGATTCATGAATTTTAATGAACACACAAAAGTATTGTGGTTGTATAGTGACAATAAAAGTGTAACTGCAATAAAAGAAAAGTATATTTTGAAAATAGAATCAACAAATAAAAACTAAAAAAATGAAAACAAAACTGCAAGAAGTCATTGACAACTGGAAGACCATGAACAGAATGGAATTTGATGAATACATTCTGAACAACATGGAAACTCTTTTGAGAGAAGAAAAAGAGCAATTGATGGATGCCTACAACTCATGCATGACCAGAGGACAATCTGGAGAGTTTGTCGTGAATGTTGAAAACTATGAATCTGCATCAAGATGGTGGAGCATGGTCTATGAAGAAGACAAACCAATTCAATCAATTACACAATCAACACTTTTTTAAATTAAAAAAAATCAAAAAAATGAAACAAAAAGAAATGGAAATTATTAACTATCCACAATGGATTGATGAAGTAGGTGAATATGTTGGAGCATTAAGACAGATGTCAAACTACATTAAGACAATTTCAAATCCAAAGTTTGACAGAAAGCATTTAAACAATTCAAGGAATCAACTTGGACTCAAAGGTGAATTGATATTTGCTTTATATTTGGAAAGGAAAAACAAGAAGTACAATATGCCAGTAATCTGGGGAGGAACTGCAATCACATCTTATGATTTCCGAGTTAATGAAACAAACATTGATGTCAAGACAACTGATGGAAACACTCTTCATGTTAATAAAGATGAACATGAAAATAAAAAGAAAGGTATTGATTGGTATGCATTTATTGTTTTAACTGGTAACTTAACTGCTGAATTGTATTATTACACACATGATGAAGTTACATCTTGGGGAATTTCAGAATCAAAATTCACACAAGTTTATCAATTAAAATTAAACAAATGACAGACAAAAAAACAACATTAACTGCTTCACATTATGGAAGACAAATCACAATTTCAGAAGACACAAATGATGTCACAATTTATGAGATGTTTGAAATGTTCAAGACTATCTTGCTGGGAATGACATTTACATCTTCCCAGATAGATGATGCAATTGTTCACATTGCTTCACAAATTGAAGAAAATGACTAACTTCATGAATCTTGAATTCGTGCAATCAATATATTGAAGAAATATACACCAGTCAAAGATTCAATGATGTGGTGAGCAAGATTGACCCAGTTGAACTTCAAGATGATTTGAGACAAGAAGTTGCAATGGCACTTCTCAAGATGGATTGTGAAATTGTCTGCAAGATGTATGAAGATGGAAGACTCTTGAACTATTCCATTGGAATCATCTGGATGATGGGAACAAAACAGAAGGGACTTTTTTACAAGATGTACAAGAAGAGAGAGCATGAGAAAGCATATGAATGGATGATCAGTCAACAAGGGAATGACATTCCAATTGAGTCAGTAAAGATTGCAAAGACTCTATTGAACAAGAAACTGGAGATTGACCCAAACCAAGCACATGAATCAATCATCTTCACCAAGTATGTTGAATTGAGGTCATGTCAGAAAGTTGCAGACTTCTTTGGAATTCCACAACTTCATGTCTTCCAAGTGGTCAAGAAGATGAAGAACGAATTGAAAAAAGCAATAAAAAATCAATGATAGTTTTTTTGGCATCATTTTTATTCAGTTACTACTTTGTCAATGTTGCTGGAATACCTTCAGCAATCAAGAAGGGATTCAAGTTTCCACTTGGTAAGAGATTGAAACCATTTGATTGTGTGACTTGTCTTTCTGTCTGGGTTGCAGTCATCTTGTGGTTTGTTCCAGAAGTTTATGTTAATTTTATTGCAACAATCTTTGGTGCTGGATTCATCGGAAATAAAATAAAATGAGAATACTTGGTCTGTCACATAGAAATTCTGGTTGTGGATTCCACAGAGTTGTTCTTCCAATGGGATTCATGGATGACATTGAAGGATATGTTACCAACTTAATCAGTGATGAAGTCTTGAATGAGAAGTGGGATATCTTTCTTTTCAATAGAATTTCAATGTGGGACAATCAATTCCAGAATGCAAGAGACACACTTGGATGCAAGATTGTGATGGACATGGATGACTCATGGATTCTTCCAAGTAACCATCTGAACTATTATGACTACATAAGCCATGCTCCGAGAATTGAGAAGAACTTGAGAGAAGTGGACATGGTGACTTGTACACATGAAAGACTTGCAGACCTTATCAGACCATTCAATTCAAATGTCCATGTTTTTCCAAATGCTATTCCCTATGGTGAACATCAGTTCACATCAACCAAGACAGAATCTGACCTATTGAGAATCTTCTGGTGTGGTGGGATAACACATGAAGGTGATATGGAAATCTTAAAGAATCCAATCCAGAGACTGATATCATACAAGGATAAGATTCAAATGGTAATTGGTGGGTACAATGATGAAAACGCATTGAGCAAGTTAATCTGGGACAAGATGGTTGCATACTTCACATCTGCAAAGAAGTTGCCACATCAAATCATTAATGGAACAACTCCAGATGCATACATGAGTATGTATGAGAATGCAGACATCATGGTTGTTCCACTTCTTCAATCAGACTGGTCTGCAAACAAAAGCAACTTGAAACTATTGGAAGCATCATGCAAGAAGATTCCAGTCATTTGTTCTGCAGTTGCTCCATACACTGATGACATGGATGCTCCAGTTTTATGGGTAAAAAATCAGTCAGACTGGTTCAAGCATCTCAATCTATTAATCAACAACAAACAAGCAAGAATTGACTATGGCGAAGCAATCCACGAATGGGGACAAAAGAAGTACAATCTCTTCAACATTAATGTTGCCAGAAGACAAGCATTTGCAGACCTTGTTAAAGCATAAACACATCTTTGACTTGTATGCAAGGACTCAAGAGATAGTTGGACTTTCTCCAGAGATAAGAGGAGAGATTGTCAATGCTTACAGAAATCTTCATGATGCTCACTACCATCACAATGATGGATGTCAGATGTGCATTGTGGAGATGCTTACAACAATTTATTCATGGTATAACAAACAACAATAATCTTATGGTATTAATAAAAAGAGAAGACTATCTGCTTATTTTAAGCGACAATCCGATTGATTTATTCAACCATTTTAATGTAAAAGAAATGCATGGGTTATACATTGATGAATGTGAACACATTGAAGGTCTTTGCAATTACATACCAAAAGAAAATAATCAATATGAATTATCAGACTCTTATTTTGTGTTTATAAACACCAGCAAACACAAAGACTCTATCAAACTTTTTGCATTGATAATGCATGAAATGATGCACATGAGTTTCAAAAAACATTCTTGGGATGTAAATCAAGAAGAAGACATTATCACATGGGCAGAAGAAGAATCTTCATGTGTTTATGAACAAATAAAAAAAATCAATGGCACAAGTAATTAAACTACATGAGACAATGTCTCCAAGAGAGAAAGCAGACTATCTGATTCAAAAGTACAAGGACATTCAATATCCAGACTTCACATCAGAGCAACAAGCAAAGAAAGGAGCAAGTCTTCTTTGTGATGAAATGATGGATGCAAATATCAATCTGGATGGTGAGCATCCAAAGAGATACATGGAGATGGTTCATGACTTTTACTACAATGTCAAAAGAGAAATCAATGGATAAAGTATTCACACATTCTGGAGCAACTGGAGACATGGTCTTCTCTCTTCCAACAATCAGAGCAATGGGTGGTGGAAAGTTGGTCATCACTAACTTCCATAAACAAAGAGCAGAATCAATCATGAAGTTGATTGAAGTTCAGCCATACATCAATGGAGTGGAATGGTCAGAGGACAAACCATTTGGAACATATGACTTGGACAAGTTCCGACAATATGCAAGTCACCACAACAATCTGGTTGAAGCACACATGAATGGTCAAGCCATTCCAATTGATAAGTCATGGCAAGATGGATGGTTGACTCTTCCAGAGGATGTGAACATCATCAATGGTGTGAGATATTCAATCATAAACAGAACAACAAACTATGCAGACCCAAATTGTGATTGGAGCAAGGAAGTTGAATATCTGCAATCCATCTCTGATGTGGTGTACTTCATTGGATATCCAGAAGAGTATTTGATTTTCCAAGATAAGTTTCACACAGAAGCAAAATACTTCCCTTGTGACTTTCTGGAAGGAGCATATCTTCTCAAGAAAGCAGTCATGTTCACTGGATGTTATTCTGCATGGTCAACCATTGCAATGGGTCTTGGTCTGACTTACAGATTGGAACAAGCACCAAATCACACTTGTTCTTCATTACTTCAACCAAGAGAAACAATCATCAATGTATAGTCAAGCAAAGCAAGACCAGTTTGTCTTGGATAAGATTGGAAAGAATGGAAGATATCTGGAGATTGGTTCAGCATATCCAATCACATTTAACAATACATACCTTCTTGAATTGAATGGATGGACTGGTCTTTCAATAGACTTTGAACCATCATATCAAGAAGACTGGTTGAAGACCAGAAAGAATCCACTTGTGATTGCAGATGCTTTGACTTACAATTATCCAGATGTTGAAAGATATGACTATCTTCAACTTGACATTGACCCAACAGAGAAGACCTTTGCACTCCTTCAGAGACTATTGAAAGAATACAAGACAAGATATTCAGTCATCACTTTTGAAACTGATGCATATTTGAATGACCAATATGTGCAACCATCAAGACAACTTCTCCAGAGTCATGGATATGAACTTGCAGTTGCAGATGTTGTGGTTGAAGGACATGGAGCATTTGAAGATTGGTACATTGACAAATCAATAAAATGGTAGTTAACTTCATAAATCAAGACGGATTCAAATGTGGTGTTTCAGACTATGGTCAGAGACTTTTTGACATTCTGAAAAAATCAAAAAAAAATCAATACATCCAGACAGATGACTTGTCAGTTGCAGATGTGAACTTGTTCAACTATCACTTCGCTACAATGCCAAATCTTAAATTGTCAGACAACAAAAGAAATGTCATTCTTCATCATGAAGGTGGTTGTTCTGTCAATTGCAAAGTCATTGAAGTTGCAAGTCTACCAAGACCAGTCAAGGACATTGATTTCCCAAGACAAGAAAACAAAGTCACAACAATTGGTTCTTTTGGATTTGGATTCTCAAACAAGAACTTTTACAAGATAGCAGAGATGGTCAAGAATGAATTTGCATCTGCAAAAATCAGAGTCAACATTCCTTATGCTTACTATGGAGACTATGATGGAATTCTTGCAAGACAAGAACTTCAGAAGATGCAAGATGTTCTTGTTGATTCAAACATTGAATTTGAAGTGAGTCATGAATACTTGAAAGAAGATGACTTGATTCAATTCTTGTCAATGAATGACATCAATCTGTTCTTGTTCAATGAGATGAAAGGAAGAGGACTTTCCAGTTCAATTGATTATGCTCTGGCATCAAAGAGACCCATTGGAATCTCCAGAAGTGATATGTTCAGACATTTGACAGATGTGTCAAGTTCAATCTTTGTGGATGAAAACACAATTCAAGAATTGATTGACAAGGGAACTGAACCATTGAATCCAATCTATGAAAAAAACACCAACCAGACTTTGATTGATTGCATTGATAATTTAATACTATGATTCTAATTGCTGGACAGATTGAAGGACTTTCTACAAGGAAAGACAAAACCATCAAGATAAACTTTGGAACACAAGAATTGACTCCAAATGAAGTTGCAGACCTATTCAAGTTCAATCAGTCATTCTGCTATGTGGCACTAAAGCAAGAACCATTCAATCAGATGGAGACAGACATGATTGAATCTTTGAAAACTGAATATGATAACATCAAGACACCATCTCAAAGACTCCGAGCAGTTATGTACAGAAACTTTGAGCAACAACCAAATGGATTCAAAGACTTCAATTCATACTATGTCTATACTATGGACAAATTGTGTGACCACTTCAAAAGCAAACTAAAATGAAAGGAAACTTGGTCAAGATTGATGAAGTTTGGATGATTGCCTATCTTAACAATGAAGGAAATCATCTCATCATGTTGCATCCAGAGGATGCCAAATACATTTCAGAAGAGAGATATGTGGATGACATTGAATTCAAGATTGTCACTCATCAAAAATTAACTGGTACAATTAATTATGCAAAAATAATCATACAATGAAAAAAATCATCTTCATCTTGTTTCTGGCATCATGTCAACCAGTACAAGAAGAACCAAAGCAACTTGTCAAAGGATATATTGTCAAGAAGGAAATCAAAAAGAATGTCAAAGGACAACCCATCTATGTGACAACCATCAACATGAATGGAAGTCTGATTGAATTCTATGGCATCAACTACTATCTGATGGAAGAAGGTGACACCATACAAGTTGAACAAGGAGACACAAGTGAAATCACACACTAAAAAATACATGACCTTCTTTAAGTATGATGTCTCTGATTTCATCTCTTGTGAAGTATGTGGAACAAGAGCAACAGACATTCATCACATTGAAGCCAGAGGAATGGGAGGAAGCAAGGAGAAGGATGATATCCACAATTTAATGGCACTATGTCGGAAATGCCACATAGACTATGGAGACAAGAAGCAACACATGGATTTTTTGAAAAGTAAACATGAGAAATTAGTAAAGAAGTAAATTAGAGAATATGGCAAATCAACACAATCTCATACCAGCCAAAAAAGGAGAAGTAAGGAATCCAAATGGAAGACCAAGAAAGTATGTCTCCATTCTAAAGGAGCAAGGATATAATCTTTGGGAAATCAATGACACAATACAGAACATGATGGCAATGGATGTGCAAGAGTTGAAGTCAGTTTATGACAATCCCAAAGCAACCATACTGGAGAAGACAATAGCCAATGCAATGGTCAAGTCATTACAGAAGGGAAGTCTCTATTCTCTTGAGACATTGCTCACCAGAGTCTATGGCAAACCAAAGGAGACTGCACAAGTGACCACAGACTCAAAGATTGAAGTTGTATTTGTCAAAGGGAAAACAATCTTATGACAGAACTGCAAGTCTTGAAATCTCAATTCAACATTCATTGTGTATCTGGTGATGAAGATGTCATCATTGCATTCACTTATTCAAAGGAGATTGCTGAATACATGATTCAACTTCTTGCTGGTCAGAAGTGGGACAAGACAACATTATTCTATTGGGAAGAGGTCACACCAGTGGAAAGGATAAGTTCTAACTGATTGTAAATCAATGGCTAAAAAAAAGTTTGAAAATACTTTGAAAATTGTTTTGCAGAATCAAATATACTTTGTAGATTGCATCATCATTCAAACTTAAAACAATCAGACATGACACAACAAAACTGGTACACAATCACTTCAGCATCTGGAAAGGAGACAACAATTCGCATCATTGCAAGTAACATGAAGGAAGCAATGAAAATTGCCAAAGAGAAGTATCGCACTCAAATCTACTTTGGAAAATTAAAAAGAGTGTATGATGGTGGAGTAAGAGGATAACTAAAGATAAAAATCTCACAGTATTCGTACAGAGTTGACAATCGGGAACAGACCGATAATTTTTCAAACTAAAAATCAAAAGCCATGCCATTTATCAAATCAACACCAAGTTACAAGTTAAGCAACAAAAAAACTGAAGTTTGCAATTCAATCCAATTTTATGACAAGTACAAGGAAGCAATTAGCAACATTGAATACTGGACTGAATTTTTAAACAAAGGCACATTGACCATTGAACAACAAAGGAAATGTCTGAATCTTATTGAAGAAGAAGAACTTGAAAGAGACATCAACTATTCAAAGTATAAGCAATCTTTGAAATAACAAAACACATAGGGGAGAAGCATCCTTCAAACTTCAATCTTCAAACTAAAAATCAAACAACATGACAACTTACTTCTGGAATCACGAATACAGACATCAAATGAGAGACTTGAAACCATCAATCCAAAATCAAATCAAAAGAGCATTGAAGTCATTTGGTCTTTCATTGGATGGTCAATCAGACCTTCATCTTGAAATCATCCAAGAGCATACTGGAGAGTACATGATACAAGGAGAAACCATTCAAGACATGGAAGCAAGAATGAAAGCAAACTATATCAACTAACCACACACATTTGATTCTACACATCAACCACCATCTTGGTGGTTTTTTTGTATCTTTAACTCATGACAATTGAGTTGCCACAACCACATGAGAATCAACAATTGATTCTTGACTCTGATGCAAGATTCAGAGTGGTGATGTGTGGGAGGAGATTTGGCAAGTCTGAACTTTCTCAAGTGGAGATGATATCATCAGCATTGCAAGGGATGTCTGTTGCTTATATCACACCAACATACAACTTGGCAAGGACATTCTTTGACAAACTCATAAAGGTCATTCCCTTTGAGAATAACAAGTCAGAGTTAATGATAAGATTCCCAAATGATGGGAGCATTCAATTCTTCACTGGAGAAAGACTTGACAACTTGAGAGGTCGGAAGTTCCATCTGGTTGTTGTGGATGAAGCATCATTCATTCCCAATCTGGAAGATGGATGGAAGAATTCAATCAGACCTACCTTGACAGATTACAAAGGGAAGGCATTGTTCTTGTCAACTCCCAAAGGAAAGAATTACTTCTATTCTCTATTCATGAAAGGAGGAGAACCAGACTGGCAGTCTTTCAAGTTCACCACTTATGACAATCCATACATTGACAAGCATGAAGTTGACGATGCAAGGAATCAATTGCCACAAGCAGTCTTTGAGCAAGAGTACATGGCAAATGCTATGGAGAATGCTTCCAATCCCTTTGGAAGCAACCACATTCAAGACTGCATCAAGCCATTGTCACCATTTCCAGTTCAGTTCTATGGCATTGACTTGGCAAAGTCCTTTGACTGGTCTGTCATCATTGGTCTTGATGAACATGGAGATGTTGCCTACTTTAACAGATTCCAGAAGGACTGGAAACACACCAGAGAAGAAATACTAACGATTGACAGAAGTAAGCCAGTGATGATTGACTCCACTGGAGTCGGGGATGCTATCACTGAAGACCTTCAGAGTCAATTCTCTCACATGACTGGGTTCAAGTATACATCCACAAGCAAACAACAATTAATGGAGAATTTGGCTTCTGCAATCCACAAGAAGGAGATTGGATTTCCAGATGGTATAATCAAAGAAGAACTTGATGTGTTTGAGTACCAGTTCACTTCCAATGGTGTGAGATACAATGCTCCATCTGGATTCCATGATGATTGTGTCAATGCTCTTGCTTTGGCAAACAGATGCAGACAAGTTCACAAGATGACTGGTCAGTATTTTTTCATATAACTTTCACAAAAAAAACCACTATACAATATGAAGTTGACAATCAGAAAATTCCAAGAGTTGTATTCAATCAGTCAGATTGAGACTGATGAATTGTCAAAGTCATGTCTTCTTGTGCAATGTTTGACTGGAAAGTCAGAAGAAGAAGTCAATGCCATGAGTCTGTCAAAGTACAACAAACTATGTACCAAGATTAACAACTCCTTTGAATCTTTACATGCACAAAACAATAAGAGAAAACCAAGACAATTCATCTGGATAAACAGAAGACCATTCATGTTGAATTATGACCTTGCAAAGCCACCGATGAATTCTGGGAGATATGTGGAGATTGCTACCTATTCAGAAGACATCATTGGAAACTTGCACAGAATCATGGCGACAATGTGTACACCATTGAAGTTGACATGGAAAGGATTCAAGCAAGTGAAGTTGGAATCTTCAGCACATGAGAAATTGTCACAAGAACTTTTGGAGATGGATTTCTATGATGCATATCATTCAGCAGTTTTTTTTTGGGCAGTTTTCA